GGCAAATTAACTTTAAACCAACGCTTGGATGATTTTAAGTGTTCTATCTGAGACATGGCCATCTCAATGGTTGGATATGTATTGATATTAATTGGCAATCTTCCATATTTGTCTTCATTTTTAGAATATCCCTTACGCTTAGAATATCCATCAAAATCACAATATGAATTTTTAGGAGAAAAACCAATTATATGTGAACCATATATATCTTCATATTCTATACAATACATTTATTTGTCCTCCTTTAATCATAATCAATCTGTAACTGTCATTTCCTAATCCTATCTATAAGGCAAAGTAATCCCAAAAATAAAAATATCAGAGCAAAAATTCCTATTACTATCCATTCTAAGATATCTTTATAATTATAAATAAACATTTCTCACTCCATGCAAGATATTATGATGAAGCCTGCGTCTTTAACGTTTTTTATGGAAGACATATCGGGAAACCTATTATCCTTTAAGATCTCTCCATCGTCATCATTTTCATTTATTAATCTACCCCACTCGTAACAATCTACTTTTCCATTTCTAAAAACATAAGAACAATCTGTATTATGGCTGTTATCCCACGGCCAAGGCCATCCCTCCGAGGGAGAAATCCAATCCGAACTCATCTCTATTCTTTCTTTTGAATAGTTTGAAATGGCTTCCAAATAATCCTCTTCAGTCGTTGCATATTTTACAAAAGAAGGATTGTTTTTATCCTCAATAGAGGAGTGAACTACATCATAACCATCCCAACAAACACTCCCACACCATTCAAGTGTTTTATCTCTTTCAATATAAAAATCTGCACGTGTACCCATTTCATTCTCCTTTCTGGCGGGGAAGGTAAGGGAGTCAAACCCTTTCCTCACGGACTATACACACCGATCACTCGCCATACGTATAATTGAAGCTTTATGGCAACCTTCCCCAAAGTCATTTTCCTTAGCTTCTTTTAGCAAATCAATAACATTAATTTCTGTATATAAATCATGTATTTGATTCAACGGGTTATTTTCGATATTTAATGATGGTGGATTAGGGATTTTTATAACATCAGATTTATAAGAACCACTAAGAAAACCTGGGAAGAATTCTTCTATTATATTTCGCAATCTTAATTGCGCTTCGAAAAGCTTATGATGCAAGATTGGCTTTTCATCATCATAGATATGAGTTCTTTTTATTAGATCTTTTAAGGACTCTATAGTTTTTATTAGTTTTTTAAGTTCATCCATCTCATTTTCCATAATGCAAATTATACGATTATATCAATCAAAGTATAAGGAGGAGCAGTTTTTTCTATAAGTTCATTGAGTTGCTTATGAACTTCCTCTCTATGCTCTTTACCAAATATTGATGGATCAGCAATAGTCCCACTAGCGGCGCGAAGGATACTAAGTACTATTTCATAAGGCATAGCAATCAGGGAAATATGCTCATTAACAACTTTCACATATGTTTGTTTTTTGATCACTTCACTATTTGTCATAGGGTTTGTTTCAGTCATCATTCTTCTCCTTAATGCGTATTACACGATTCTATTAACAAAAGGATTTATTCTCGCTATGACCTCATTGAGTCGCTCATGAATGTGCTGTCTCTGCAAGTCACAAAACATTGAAGGATCGGCAACAACGTTACTAGAGGCGCAAAGGATGACACGTACTGCTTCTTGAGGCATAGCGATCAAGCAAACATCTTCATTAACAACTTTCCCATGTCTCGGCTTCTCAATTAACTCCACAGTCTTCTCTTCATTCATTGTATTTCACCTTTTAGCTGATAATCTTATCTTTATCTCTATTTCAACATCACCTGAACTTGCTTTAAACATTTCAAGACCAACAACTAAATTATCATCAATATCCTGAATTAATTTCTTTACACATAACATGGTAGTATTTCTGTTAATTAAAGAACTGCTAAGTTTCACATAATTTTCAATTCTTTCATCATTGGTCATAGGCTTTGTTTCAGTCATAGTAGTGTCTCCAAAAATTCTATTTCATCCTTATATGCTTCTATTCTTGATTCTTCATGTGCATGGGCATAACAAGGATGATCTATTAATCCTAAATCCCTTATTTTTTTCAGATGATCTTGAGATCTCTTAATCTTTTCATTAAGTTCCTTTGCTCTGGATATAATTTTCTTCAATGTATAATTATAATCCATTAAGATATCTTTAAGCTTTTCTATTTGATCTGTTGTTTCATTGGTTTCATTCATAAGAGTGTCTCCAAGAATTCTATTTCATCCTTATATGCCCTCAGTAGATATTCTTCGTAAGGGTTATAAACGGAAAAAAGAGATGAATTCTCCATCTTTTTAATTAGCTCATTACGACCAATCATAATCTTTTCCTGAAGCTCATCCTGACGAGAGGTAATTTTGTTAAATGTATCATTATGAGTAACAGTCATTATTTATTCTTCTTTTTATTCAGTATATCGAATATATCTATCAAAAAATTCTGTACCTCTTTGTTTTTTATGATCATTTCATGAATACTCTTGGGTATTTTACCTGCCAAAAAGGTTAATACGATAGGATCATCTTTCAAAAAAGTAGCGATCTTCCCTATTTTTTTCTCTGACAATTTGCTCTCATCAAATCTGATTGAAGCAATTAAAGATCCGGAGCTTCCGGGAATAATCAATTTACTCAATTGGTTTTCCGATAGTTTCAGTTCCTCAGATTTCAATCTCAAATATTGAGAAAGTGAGCTGGGAATATTATTTTTTGTTTTCTTTGCCATTAAATCCTCTTAGAATTCTTAAAATTAATCAATAAGTTGTCAAAGTTATCAATTGACCGTTTGATGGTCAACAAATCTTTACTGGATATATTGTGATATTTAGTGAACTCAGCTACATCACTACCCGATTGCTTGATAAGATCAATGAGTTGGGTTGTTAGTCCATCTGTTTGGTTGGTATCAGGATGCTTCTGGATTTGTTTACCATTATTGATTGATTTTACTTCTATTTGGTGATCCTCAATATCTTCACCAGTTTCTAAACAAAATGCTTTCAGCATCCCATTTTTTAAAGCATATGAAGTAGCCTTACCAATTCCTTTGTCTTGGTTATCAATTGCTTCCCCAGCACATACAATAAATTCTTCTTCAGATGGATTATCTACGTTTTTGAATTTAACGTCCATCATTATACATATTTTAGTGGTTTGTTTATCGTAACTATCTACTACGCTTTGTCGTTCTATCGATTTTATTGTAGGAAGCATTAATATACCATACTTAGCCATAAGAGGTCTCAAGGCAGAAGTAACATCGTCATGTTTTGTATATTCGTAAAGAATACGTCCAGTCTTATCCTTTACTTTTCCATTTTTTGGGATCGGACCACACTCTCCCATGATTTTGTTCATTCTTTGATACAAATTAAGATTATTTTCTGTCATCATGATCCTCTAGTTTTCTTTCGCTCATATGTTTTAAGAAGTTTCTAGCTGTTGCAAGAGCGTAAGAAGTAATAAGTCTATGATTGTAACTACAATCATGAGATTCTGTTATTTTTTTTGTTAAAGCCATCCAACAGTTAAATAAATCTTGTCCATTAAGCTCTTGTTTCTTATTTTCATCATCTCGCGGCAGGATCAAAATATTTGAACTCCCGTCTTCTTCATGAAGAATTGAAAAAAGAAGGAATGCATCAGAAAGACCACTTTGAGAAGTATCGACATCCTTTTGAAGCCAACCTTCACCATTATTGGTATCAAAAGACATTGTGTATTTACAGGCGTATCTTTTCATATTAATTATCCTTCTGATCTTGTTTGACTATTTCACGAAATTCTTGATATCCAGCAAATGATTTGAATGCAGTATCAATGCTGCCTTCTTTCAATTGATCATTGAGGAAAGAGCTATCTATAGATTGCCATCCGTAAATAAGGTGACCGAATTGAGTTTGCACACCAAGTGGACGATAGGCTCTTAAGACGAGGTGATCTTTTCTGTAATTAACAATAAAATGTGCTCCCCATAAATCAAAGGGGACCCATTCCCCTTTTTCGCTATCCCACATTTGCTTTTTGTCTTTTTCCATATCAAATATTTTCTTTCAATGTTCTCTAGTAATATTTAACTTTCATTTCGCTATCATCAACTTCCTCTTCATCCGGTAATCCACTGGTATCTAATTCAATTATTTCATTAACAAAAGAACTTTGGAAAATTTGTATTTGTCCTACAAGAGCAGACCTATGTAATCTGTTAACAAATCCTTTTAAACAGTTAACCGTATGACATTCATCAATTGTAATTAAAAAAAAGCTTTTAAATCCTTTTGATCTTTCATCACATTGATCAATAAAACTTTTTATATCTTCCTTAGTATATACTCTCATTGTTATTATCCTTTCATTTTCTTTTGGCCTATTAAATCTTTATTTACCAATTTAATTATGTATAAAAATAGCTACTCCCGTAACTAATACCATTAACTGTAACAAGAAAAACAAGACTCTATCCATAATCAGATCCTCTCGTATAAACCGAACAACATTCCAGTAATTATTATGCATCCTATAACCAGCAATATTATTGTTATGATTAAAAATATTATACTTGGCCATCCCTCCTTCATTATTTCTTATCTCCCTTTATCAATTACATATTAATAATAATAAATTGACATGTCAACATCCTTTTGATAAAAATATAATGTGATGGAAATTTTATTTAAATTTTAATAAAAGGAGCTCTTTCATGATCGTCAAAGCAAAATTTAATGTATGGAAATATATCTGTATCTTGTTTATTGTTTTTATAATTATAGATTATTCGTTAGATTATGCTTTTGATGAATATTTTGACGTATGGCATTATTACGAGATGAAGGATTGATTATATCTCTTTGATTTTAATAGGATATAAGCTCTCAACTAATTTTTTCTTTGTAGTGTATAGTCTTGTCTTATATCCCTTCACATCTTCAATGGTAACATCTCCATTTTTCCAAAATACCATAAAGTCACATACATATTTGATATTGCCAGGAAGATGAAAGGGAACTTGTCTTAAGAAAAAAAGGATATCTCCATTTTTTTGGAGCAGTTTAAGATTACAGTAATGATTACCCTCTTTCTTGGAAGAAAATTTAATATCGTCTACGGTTGTGATAATTGCTTTGTATTTATGTTTAATCAACCTCGCCCAACCTTTTTTGAGTTCTTCTTAAGATATCAGTTAAATTTACGAGGAATTTCAATCTTAACTGATAGGAATCTTTAATTATTGAGTAAAAATTATTCACTTGCATGTTTAAAATTTCCTCATACCATGTTCTTAGTATAGAACCATCATTATCGTATGTAGTGAATATAATCGAAACAACAAAAGATCGGGAACAAATGTCAATCTTCATATGAAAACAAATATCTATATTTTTATTATTTCTAATAAATCTATGATAATATCCGGATTCTTTCATAAAAAAAGATAGCAAGGATATTATTCTTGATGGATGATCACCAATATATTCTTCCATACTGGTGGGCGTAAAAAACCTAGAAAGGAATTTCATCATCTAAGTCGATTCCTGTTCCTGGTTTGATAGAACTAAAATCAAGTTTGAGAGAATCAAGTTCAGAATTGCTATAAGAAGGAAAGGCACTCTTCTGGGAAGGACTAGAAGTTTGATTATCTGTACTAAGCATAGTAAGTTCTCCTCGAAACTTCCCAAGAACAACTTCTGTAGTATATATTTCCTTTCCATCTTGATCAGTCCTTTTACGCGTCTGTAATTGGCCTTCAAGATAAACCTTTGATCCTTTTTTGAGATATCTTTCAGCAACTTCAGCTAGCTTATCATTAAAAATGACTACACGATGCCATTCCGTGCGCTCTCGGCGTTCACCAGAGGCTTTATCTTTCCAGGTTTCATTTGTTGCAACAGAAAGGGTGACGATTTTTCCACCTTTAACTTGTATCATTACCTCAGGGTTTCGACCCAAATTCCCAATCAAAATAACCTTGTTTATTGAACCAGCCATTTATTGTTTTACCCATTTCCATTCCTTATTTCCCACTTTCTCAACTTTACCCTGTCTTTTAAGAATATTTAAAATATTTGAAATATAAGCTTGTAATTTACTAATAGGCATATCTGTTTTAACCAGAGGATGAATCAGCAACGCTAAATGCATAGTTGATAAATTACTGAATTTCATAAAATAAAACTCAACATATTGTTTGAGTGGAATGCGTGGCTTATTTTTTTCCATGATTTTTCTCCTCATCTATTTTTCCGAATAAAATATTCCAACCAATCATCGTAGCTCCCAAATCCAAAACAAGTTTCTAATTCATGTGAGCATGAAAATGTTGGAAAATAGTCGTTTCCCTTTCCGTTTCCGTACCCATATCCGTCTTCTTCATATCTTCCGTTACTGTAACCATAACAGGTTCCATATCCGAGTTTGTAATCATTGCCATTTATTTCATCAGCAATAGCTAAATAACTCCTAGCATAGTCACTATATTCGTCACCACCTGTAGATGTAACTACATTGTCCATCCTCATCATTTTCCGTATCCATGCCCGTATCCGTAACAAAAACTTCCAGCTAATATAAAAAAATTGCGAGTGTCTCCCCATCCTTCTTGATGTAATAAGCAATCACCGATTCCATATCCGGCTTTGTCTTTGTATCCACAACCAGAACCATATCCTTTTTCACGTAGACGTCCGTAACCAGGAGCATTTCCATTTTCACCATAAACATAAGAATCATATATCGAAATCACATTGTCCATAATTTACCGAAACCTTCTGCGTCTCCAAAACCGTTCTCATAACCAGCCCCATCACCGCTGCCGCCCCCCTTTGAGTATTCAACATCGTAACTTTCTCCATAGCCGTCTCCATCACCAGCATTGGAAAAAATCAAGTCTCCTCCATGACCATATCCATCAAATTCGATACCACATCCGGAGCTGAAACTATATTCGGATTGTAAACCATACTTGAATTTGTCTCCGCAACCAGAGCTATATCCGTACCCTGAACCATCTCCGCAACCGAAATCGATTTCATAATAAAATCCATTGGGCCGATAAGTGGAGATTACATTGTCCATGGCACTATGCTGTCCAAAACTAATTTGGCCTGTTCAGTAATCGGAATGATCTCGATGACTTCCATAATTATTGCTTTATCAATAGCACATGAGAACTTACATTCTTCTGGAAGGGTAACACCTATTTGTGCAATTTCTGAGATAGACAAAGCTCCGGCCCACCGGCATAACCTGCGAGAAGAAGAAACTTCAACACTGATACCATTTCCATTCAATTCACTTTCAATTTTTTCTAAAATACAAGCGTGTACACCAGCATTTTTTGTCCTAATAATGACATATTTACCAACATAATCTTGTCCAATCATTTTGAATTCCTTTAATTTTAAATAAGATTTCATCTTACGATAAAAGTTTCAGATACAGAACCAGGTCCGAATAATTCACTTCCATCTCCCTCCCCATAGCCGCACTTATTATCGTAAGACGAATTCTTTATATCATATAATATTTTTAAAACAAATTATTTTTTTAATAAAAATACAAGATTTATATCTTGATACGAATTATCTTTCATTTTATCTTAAATTTTGGGGAATAAGCCTCCCAACAAAGCAAATTATCAGTCACAAATTCACTTTTCTGTGAAAGTATGTATGAGTAAACTATCCAAAGGACGCCGTCAACAAAAAAAAACAATAAATAAAAAAATCATATTTGATTCAGAGATAGCTATAAAATACGGAGTTGAAGCTGCCATTATCATTCAGCATTTTCAATACTCTATTGGTCATCATAAGAAAAACGGTACCCATTTCCATGATGGGAGATATTGGACATATGATTCTATCAAAAATCTGAGAAGAATTTATCCTTTTTGGACCAGGAAGATCATCTGGAAAATCATAAAACAATTAGAAGATAAAAAAGTTATCCTATCAGGAAATCACAACAAGAATAAGTCAGATCGTACAAAATGGTTCTCATTTAAGGATGAAGATAAATTCTTAAAACCCTTCGAAAGTGCCGATCTCGAGCAACCTGTGGATAACTGTGCAAATTATGTGGATAACTCTGTTAATAACCCCTGTATAAATAACTTACCAAAATGCAAAAATAAAACACAAGGAAATGAGCCATATATTTTAAAAATATCCTATGAGATCCGCAGTTTTGGTCATTTTCCCAAATGGGAAAATGGGATGTTAAAAAATAACTCTAGGGAAACAGCCATTTATTTCGAAAAAATACCCCAAGATCCGCAGTTTTGGTCATTTTCCCATTTGGGAAAATGTATTTCTTCTATATATTCCTATGGAAGAAATTCTTCCATGGATGAAAGCAAACAGCCCAACAATGGAAGAAGTTTAAAAAAAGGTTTTGGAAGAAAAAATACAAGCAGACCAGTGTTCGCAACTAAGATCACAGCAGATTATGCCATGCATAAGACGCTTAGAAATAAGCTGCACAAGCTTGGCTTCTCAGATCATGAGATCGATCTGGAGACTCAAAACATGATCAAATACCATGCGCAGAACCCTCAAATCGTCTACAATGAACACAAGTGCATTCTGGGTTGGTTTAAAAACTACATGACTAGGAAGAGACTGAGGTAGATTAAAATCGATTATATGCCACTTTTTTTCAGTTTCTAGACCACTCTAGATAATTTCTGGTACCATGACTACCAAAAACCATCAAAAGGTCTGTAGGGTACCTTAAAATTAATATTTGGATAAATCGACTCTAAAATCTTATCTATCAAGAATGAATATTGTGCGTGTCCATTTGGGCAAATGTTCAAAACTCCGTCTTACGGGGTATTTATTTAAAAAAATTGGCTCATTACCTGTGATTTTGTTTTTGCAACAACTATCTGATTATTATCATGGTTGGGGGACCTGGACTCGAACCAGAATTGCCCGGTCCAAAGCCGGAAGTTCTGCCATTAAACTATCCCCCAATTTCCTAGTACTTTCCCTATAAGATTTTAACAGAATGGAAAGAAATTGTATTGAATAAATTGAATGCTCAAATGGGCAAATGGAGATTTCTGCGGATCACAAGGGATTTTTTGGAAAAAAATGGCTAAAAACCTGGGATTTATTTTTCACATTTTTTTATCAGAGTGTTTTAATTCAAGGAAACAATTTCGTATATACATTATTTCTTCCTGGAAAGATTTTTTTGAAAAAAGTAGTTGACAATACGTAATTGGTCATCATAGATTAAAGTTGTCTTTGGACATCATGGAAAAGGAAGGTGGTTTCCCCTTTTCTTGTACTCATAAAGATTTTCATCATGTTAATGATCAAATGTGGATGAGTGATTGATGTAATATAAACTGCATCATTCTTACCTTGCTTATCACTCATCCAACATTCATTATTCATTTTCTTGTACAAAGTTCTTTTAATGAATTTTGAAAAGTGATAAGATAAAATAGAACACTGCAAAAAATAAGTATAATCTTTAAAAATCAAAAATAAAAAGGGAATAATCATGTCAAAAAAAATCTTCGTAGCTTTATGCTTAGCAATCTCTTTATGCATACCTACCCAAGCAATGGATAGATCTGATGAGCAAACCTATTCTAAACATCAAATTACCCCCCGAGTATCTTTGTTAAAAACTGCTTTAGTTACATTAGGACTAATGTTATCTCCTCAAGCTGCTCAGCCATTGTCTGAGTTCGGCGGATGTTATTTAATGGGTGGAACATATACGCCTACAAATTGTTTAGATATTACACAAATAAGAACATCAGGATGTGCCACAGAAGCAGTTGAGCCGTTGGAACCACTGGGTAAAATTACAAGTATTTCTATGTATCTCAAATTTTCTGCTGGCACTCCTTCTATAATCAGCTCATATTTATGTTCAAGAAATTTCAATGTAAATTACCATTACATAATGGATTATGGATTTAATATGTCAGGGAATAATTGTTACTATCCTGATAGACCTCCTATATCAACAGGAAGTTACCGTACGTTTCTTTTTACAATTGATAAAAGTGATGAAAATAGAAATAAAGATAATATCGTATTCGATAACACATTTGCAAAATTTATGAATTCTGGGATTTGTCCTTCGAGTAATACAATAGATATCAATACTTGTGTGTAATCGAGATAAACTTTAAATCACGCATACGTAACTTACAGGAATCGATCATAAGTCATATCAAATATATACTTCTTGCAAGGGTAAATTTCTCCTTTGATTCCCTTAATGATCATATCTCCATTATTGGCGCTTATTAATCCTTTAAGTGTGTAAATTGAACAACCCCATGGTTCTTTCAAGATTATTTCATTTGTTGAAACTTTATCCATAAACCAGCCAGGGATATAATCTTTACCAAGTTCAAACGCTTCAATAACAATTGGTTTTTTAATATATTTCATCAATCTTCAATCAATTAAAATCTTCTTCTCTTAATTCAGGATGATAAGACGTATTGTCTTTTTTTCTTTTAAATAATCCTCTCCACAAAGTTCTTATCCAAGATGTTCTTTCGATATCAAAATCGACTTTTAATTTTTTATAATCTGTTTTTCCATAAAAATTTAACTCTTCAATAATAGTCTTTATTTTTTCTTGATTTGGATCGTCTGTATGAAAAATATAACCATTATCTAACTTATATTCAGTATTACCAAACTTATCTTTATATAATAATTTTTTTAAATTATGATTTTCTGTTTTTAAACTCTCGTTTTCTTTACGCAGTAATTCAATTTCAATTTCTTTGTCTCTCATATCTGTCATATAATTATTGTTCCTTTATTTATATAATTCATGTATCATTCCTTCCTCACTAACAAGAACAAATAAAGAAATTTCGTGTTTTAGATTCATCAACTTTTTTTCCAGTATAAATTTCGTAATGATGCCAAAAATCCCCATGTAAAGGGAAATCGTAATCCCAAACATCAAAACGCTCTCCATCATTAATCCATTCTTCGGCAGCTTTAATAAGTAAATTAATCTCTTTAAATTCTTTACGAGGACAACTTTCATAAAGTTCATTCATATAATTTTCTAACCACTTTTTAGATTTTTCTATTTCTGAATCTTCAGTAGAATCATTTATATCATCAGGAAATGATCGACTTTTAATTTTTCCCCTACATACAAGATTTAATGGCATATCATTTGGTATGCTTTTGAAAGTGTGTCGAACATCACCTACTGTTATGGATTCTTTCTTATCTTCTACCATTTCTATGAGATTAAGGGTTAATTCCCATACATTAAGTGATTCCTGTATGGGACGACTCACATAGTGCATTCGAATGTGTCTTTCAATGGCATAAAGATTACTTAACAATTGATCTTTAGAGATAGGAAAAGTAATGCTTTGCCTATCAGTTTTAGTTTCATTGTCGATAGTAGAAAGATATACTGGATGATTTTCCCACATATCTAACTCTTTTTTTATTGAATTAATGCGCTCTTGTATCATTTGTATCGGTGGTTCACTCATTTGTTATTATCCTCTACCATTTGTATGATTTCTTTAAGAATATTAAATGCTTTTTTTTTATAATATTCACATGATTCTCTTCCTTGTTTCTCTGCTCCAGCAATATTTAACATCTGGATTTCATGTCCAATTTTATAAAGATTACTTAACATCTGTTCTTGTTCTTTAGAGATAGGTAAGATAATGGGCTTTTTATCTTTATCTATGCACTCAAGTAATGTCTCAAGAAAATTTAATTCAACCATCGTACACTGTTTTATTGTTTCATGATAAATAGGGTGATGTGCTTTAGGATTATTATCTAGCCAATCTAATTCTCTTCTTATTGAATTAATGCGTGCTTGTATCAATTCTATCGGTGTTTCAGTCATTAGTTATTATCCTCAACCATCTTTATAAGCTCCTGGACCAAATTCCATGACTGATCCTTGTAATCAGCTCTAGATTTAATTGATCCGCCAATGGCGTGGAGAATGCTTAACAACCGTTCTTTTGTTAAAGGTAAAAGTAATAGCTTCTCAACCTTTTCTTTTAAAACTTGTTCTTCTAAGCGGTAAGTATTCTTGTCATTTTCAATTTCTTTCATAAAATCATGCCTCCTTCAAACCTAATCAACATAATCGTCGTAAATTGTTAAAGTTTGTTCTCTTTCTTCAAAATCTAATATTAAATCACCGCAGTGAAGATAATCATACTTAGAGCATGTATTTTTTATTTCTCTAGCAAGTTGTTGTAATTCTTGGAGAGTTCTAATTGAAATTGCATGTCTAACGATTTCTTTATCTAACTCGTTCATATGATTCTCTTTTTCGTATTTGTAATTCTTAAGAATATCCTCGTATAAGTTTAATCTTTCATATGCCGATTCAATATAAAATTTCATATAATTATCTTCCCTTAGTGCAATATTATTATTAATATACATACTATAAATGCTAAAAAAACTAAAACTCCATTCTGCTCTTCCATTTGTAAATTTCAAATCCATTCCAATAAAATACCATTGACACAACGCTATCAAACATATTAACTATTGTCAATAACAGATAGAGAGTAATATGAAGAAGGAAGATTCAATCAATGTTCTTTTTGAGAAATTAAAAAGGACACTTTGTCCAAAGGACAGAAATGATCAGCATAAATCTAGTGAAAACAAAGATGAACAGAGGGATTCAATGACTTTAGGAAGAATAAAGCATAAAGGATATTTTAAAAAAGGTCAATCTGGTAATCCCAGTGGAAGACCAGTCGGAGCAAGTGGATCTGATATTACTAAAGTGTTAATGGCATATAAAACGAGAAGGAATGATTTTACATTGGCGTTATTTCAAAGGATAGAATCAATAGGAGATTCTTTGGTTACGAAAGCTGTTGATCTCGCTATGGCTGGTAATGAAAAAATGTTAGCATTTCTGTTAGACAAGGGTATCAATCCTAATCTCATCAATAAACTTGAAAAGCCAATCGTATCTAAGACAGTTGAGGATATAGATAACTCACAGCAGATGGTTATATCGAACATGGGTTCAGGTAACATCGATATGCAGCATGGCTTGAACTTGGTGAAGGCATTAGCTCTCAAGAGAGATTCAATCAATGTGAGGCAACTTGAAGATCAGGTAAGGGAGATCGTAAATGTCAACAAATGAGGACAAAGAAAACGTTGATAGGATATTAGATAAAATATTAGAGTGTCTTAATGGAGAAGCATTTGAATGTATTTGTTTATCTTTAAACTATGCTCTTGCTTTTCAGATGGATTATTTCGTTGATAAGGATAAAGAAGAAAAATTCCTAAATCATTTTAAGAAATTAACTTTAGAGGCTTTACATGAGGTACGTGAGTGGAGAGATAGTAAAAAGGAAATAGATAATGTCAACAAGTGAAGAGCCATCTGATGAACAATTTAAAGAAACTATAGATTTATTTGATAATATTTCAAGTTGTTTATATGGAAAAAATTATTACACGATTACTAATGCTTTAGTTTTTGCTACTTCCCAATTTGTACACCGAGCATATGAAGAAGATTATTATGAAGAGTTCTTTGATAATTTTAAGTCACAAGCGTTACGAATATTAGCCAAACATAAAGATAAAAATAAGGATAGCACAAATGTCAACAAGTAATATTGACGAAGCTGATTTAAAAACTGATACTATTGAAGTTGACAAGGATGAAGATCGTAATGAGCGATTCCGCAATGTCTTAAAAACTCTCGATGGAGCTGGTTTTGAAACTGTTTGTCTCGTTTTATGTAATTCTCTTGCCGTTCAAATAGATTATTTTGTTAAAGATGATATAATCGAAAAATTCATGGATGACTTTAGATCTGCAACTTTAGAAGCATTGAGCAAGATTAGAAGTAGAGAAAATACAATTCACTAATGTAAGGGACTTGTAAATGACTTCTGATGAAAGAATTGAATGCCGTACCGAGATGTTAACGAAGATCTTGGATGTTCTTGATGGAAAAGAATATAAAACTTCATGTGTAGTTTTATGTTTTGCCCTTGCATCTATATTGCATCATTTCAAGATCAAAAAAAATGAAGTTAATGATTTCTTGGTTAATTTTAAACTCGGGACTTTGGCTGCAATAAATGAAATCGAAACAGCAGAAGCAGAAAAGGAAGCAACAGAAAGTACAGTTCATTAAGTTATGTGAAATAGTGAAAGTGTACTTATATTGTAGGTAATGAATTATGGGAAAAGCTGATCTGGTAGTTATATTAATGTGCGTGATGGTACTATCTATATCTGCTTTATCTGCTTTTTTGATTTGGCCTGTCTTTTTTAATTGAAGGGGATTTGATGGAATGAGTACTATTAAAGATGGTGAGTGGTGCCCAACAACTGACAAATCTACTTATTTTATGTCGGTACCAGGTGGTTATATTGTAAGATATATTTCTCTAACAGGTGATTGTTCGTTGGTGTTTATTCCTAATGTACTACCTCTTGATTGGTGTGATGGTGATGAAGGTTTGGACTTGTGGCTAAGTAAGTTGAAGGAGGTTTGAGACAATGAAAAAGATATCTAACAAATTATTTAATCATAAGAATGACACCAAAGAAACTGACATTGAGACTGTCTACATCGATTCTGTTGAGGAATTGGATCAGTGTCTTACTGATATGACACTACAGCAAATGGCGGCTGACCAAAGTGGCTCCAAGCCGCCTCCTAAAAAGAAAATAGTACTCAATAAAAAAATATGGGAGATGGGTGCTGATAATCTCTTTGAAATAATGATGATGAAAATGATGGATAGAGTTATGAATGATAAGAGGATAAATAATATTAAGCCTAAATATATAGAAGGTGATATAGAGACTGGAAAAAGGATAATTTCATTATTTAAAGATGAGAACGAAACTGTACATTAAGGATTATTTAATAAATGACTATCATAGATTTAGATATCGAACGAAATAAAAAAAAAGAAAATGCAAAATTAGGCCCTTTTAATTGTGATTTATCTCTATTAGGCAAAGAAGAATTGGAATTATTTTTACTTGATCAACTAAAAAGTTACATAGAGGAGAATGCTAATAAGGGATTAAAAGCATTTTTTATAGCTACAGTTGATGGAGACGGTAATATTAATAGTGCAAGAGGTGTCAGTAACACCTTAAATAAATTAGGACTATTTTCTCTATTAGGCATAATACAAACTGATCAATATAGCATTAATCGTGAAATATTAGATTCTTTAGAAGATTAAATATTGCTGACTATATATCCTATAACGTTCAGTAAATTAGAAGGGAAATTTTATGAGTGATAAATTTGGTTCTAGTCCATGGGATCCACGGGATATGATAGCTAAAGGAGTATATAATAGTGATAAAAACGCAATAGAGATAAAAGGTTTGCAATACTATGGTGCTCACCTAATTAATATGGATGAGGTCCTTTATATAAAAAGAACAAGTGAACTAATCGGGGATGTCAACCTACTTGGATCATCTTACGAAATTCATCATGAGATAAAATTTAAAAATGGTGAGATGGTAGATTTTATAGAACATAGATTCATATCAGGTAGAAAAGAACAAAATGAAACTGATAAGCCATAAAGATAAGATGTTACACTCTCTTCATGCCATTGGAAGCGTAATCGCATGGAGTGCTGATGACAAAAAGAAGCTATGCAACCTGACTCAAGAGCTTATACAAATGGTAGAGGATTATAATGGAAATTAAGAGTGTAACCGGTGCGTCTATTATAGACTTGCAAAAGGAACGAGATAAAAAAGAAAAATCAAAAGAAGAAGAAGATTTGAAATTAGAATTATCTACTAATCTAAAAAAATACGTCGAAAAATATGCTAGCAAAGGATTAAGAGGACTTTTTATAGTTACAGTTGATAGTGAGGGTATGGTTCATGCCACAAGAGGTTTCACTAGCGACTTAAATAAATATGCTCTCATAGCAGAAATGCAAGTTTGTCAACATATGTTTATTCATGAAATAATAGATTCGGAAGATAGAATATCTGAGGATATTTGACTAAATCCCTAAAAAATGAAAAACATTGATTTTCTAAAACTTCTCCTGCAAAAAAAAGTTATCCACGACGAGTTAATCTCCGGAAAAAATCTTACTCCTGAAGAACTTGAAACTAAATCACTTTGTGAAAAATCTCTTCTTTTATTCGTAGAAAAGTCGTGGTCTATCATTGAAGGGAATGCTCCCTTCATATATGGATGGCACGTACAAGCTATATGCGAGCACCTTGAGTATCTTTACCATCTTTATATAAATAGGCTTATTATTAATTGTCCCCCACGCGTTGGCAAGAGTAATATATGTTCCGTTATATTTCCTGCTTGGGTCTGGATAAATGACCCAAGTCTAAGATTCCTATATAGCTCCTATGCGCAATCCTTATCGGTTCGTGATAGTGCAAAATGTCGTCGATTAATTCAAAGCAATTGGTATCAAAGATTATGGGGAAGTAAGTTTACACTAACCGATGATATGAATAGCAAGCTTAGATTTGAGAATGATAAAACAGGATATAGAATTGCAAGCTCCGTGGGTGGCTCGAACACAGGTCAGGGTGCGCACTTCGAAATATGCGATGATCCTAATAACGTTGTGAATATAGATAGCGAAGTTATAAGAGAAGGCACCAATGAATGGCATGACTTTGTTATGTCGTCAAGGTATTCCGGGACTATGGATCAATTTAGACGACTTGTTGTGCAACAACGAACTCACGAAAAGGATGTTACTGGGAATATCCTTGCTAAAGACGATGCACGGTGGATACACTTATGTCTTCCCATGGAATTCGAGAAAAACAGACAATGCGTTACGGTTCCTTTACGATCTACTGAGGGCAAACGATGGAAAGATCCCCGTAAGAAGGAGGGAGAGTTATTGTGGCCGCAAGGGGTTGATAGAGAGAGCTTAGAGTTATTCAAGACCAAAGACTTCCACAACGATAGCTACCGTATTGCAGGTCAGCTTCAACAAAGACCTTCTCCAGCAGGTGGGGGTATATTAAAGAAAGAATGGTTCAAACCTTGGAAGCAGAGAGAACTACCAGAATTTGATTATATCCTGCAATCATGGGATACCGCTTTGACAGCAAGTATTACATCTTGTTATTCAGCATGTTCTACGTGGGGGGTATTCCAAGATAGAGGTGGAATCAATAATATCATGTTATTGAGCATTTTCCGGGAGCGAATTGAATATCCAGATTTAAGAAAAATGGCAACGAGGTTGTATAACAATTATGAGGATACTTACATTGATGAACCATTATTAGGAGTTAATAAACCTGATTTGGTTCTCATTGAAGCTAAGGTTAGTGGGTATTCTCTCCTTGCTGACTTAATGAGCGCAAATATCCCAGTTATGAGATTTAATCCTGGTAAAAATGGAGATAAAAACAGCAGCGGTAAACGCCGTCTCAACGGAGATAAGATTGGTAGATGTCGTATTATAAGTCATTTAATAGAAAATGGTCTTGTTTGGCTACCAACAGAACTACCTAATTATGAATTTTATACGGCTGATAGTGAAATATTTCTTGAAGCGGCGATTAATTTTCCAATGGGTGAATCACTCGATATCATTGATTCAATGAGTCAAGCATTCATATGGTTCATCTCTAGAGGTTGGGTATATAACAAAGAAGACCCACAACCAGAAAAAGCGCCGCCATGGGAGAAAGATCTAAGACCTTATACATAAGTGTTGACATATATATTTACTATTGATAATATGTAATGGGGGTGGCATTGAATGAACGTTCGTGTGCAACATTACTGAGTGTCTATCTACTATCGGATGTTGCAGGGGTTAAATACCCTTCACCCTCTGCCCTTTTTTTGGTTATGGATGATTACGGTAAGAAGTTGGGAGTAGAAATATGGTTTTTCTGACACGGAAACAAATTTCTCTATATATCAAATATCAGAAGAATAAATACTTAAGTTACGGAATCGGATCTGGAGAAGGAGCAGAGATCAGTGCCGGATCCGGGGACAATTATGGTTGTGGTTACGGAGATGGGTTGGGTGATGGCCGTGGAAATGGAGAGGGATATGGTGAAGGTATTGGTTACGGAGACGGAAATGGAAATGGAGAAGGATATGGATGCGGAATAAATAGCCTTATACATGAAAATTAATAAACACATGCACTCATTTCGAATTAAATTTGACGATGCAATCTCACTTTCATTTGATGGGATTACTTTCGGTTTTGGTGATGGATACGGAGACGGCCATGGAAACGGTTTAGGATATGGGAGTGGAGATAGTCGTCGATTCAGTTCCGATCCAAACGGTTACAAATACAATTACGAATTTTCAGACTTTAATGGCTATGGGAACCCGGATATTTTACATGAGTGTTGATTACTACTTTGTTTGTGATAAGTGCAAAGAAATTAGCGACAACGCGCTAACACTTAACTTAAGGGGTGGGTATGTTCTAGCCGATGTAATTGGAAATTTTTTAAACGATCATTTTCTTGAGAGAATATGTGCACCTGATGGAATCAGGATAGTTTGTGAACAAGGTGTTGAAGATAGAACTTACATGAATATTAATGATGGTGGTACTAAAAATGATAAATGATATACGCATATTTCTTGACGATGATGGATATCCCAAAGGATCTGTTGATTTTATAAATGCTTCCTTAGACAAGATAAAAGCAGTCTATGAAAACATAGTAAGTGAACAAATGATGGTTGGTGTTGTATTACCTGGAAGTGAAAAAGAAATTACTTTTGTTATTACCAATGATACCATATTAACCCCTTCTGATTATGACTACGGATTCTTATCTTATAGTTATGATTTAACTAAAAAGGATGGTGAAGTGTTTTTTAACATTAAGGATCTTAAGAAAGGAAATCTTACCATTTCAGCTTCTAAAAGAAATGCTCCTCTTTGTGATTCCCTCACACATTACTTAATTTTTAGTGGGTCTTTGGATAAGTTCGACGATTTCGCGATAAAAAACAGAATTGTATCTTAATTCCTACCTTTTTAAGTTCAAAAGGTATATAATACCAATTATTTTTGATAAAGTAATTGGAATGAATTTTTTTTCAATTCTTTTTGGAATTGCATTTTTATTAACTGCATGTGAAACATTTAGTGAGAAGGAAATAGCTATGTCAATTTTAGCGATAGCGATTGCGCTATTGAGTACAAATTTAATGATTGATGGTCAAGATAAAACAATAGTTTTAAATCAAATTAATCAAACAATTCCTCGACCTGTAAATGTACCACCCGTCATTGTTCCACCGGTAGTTGTTCCTCCAGTTAATATTCCGCCAGCTCCTCAACCAGGAAGTGGTCCACATCCTTAGAGCGCGGTCAACAACGGGACTTGAACCCGTATTCTATATAGGACTCACCAGCTGAAGAGAGTCCATCAATATAGTCTTAGTCTTAGATGATGTTGACATAACTGAGGAATAATTTACCTCATATGGCCAGACTCAGTCATCATGCCTTTACGGACTTTTCCAGCTCCTCCTGCTGCATGATGCTTCCTATGTTTACGATGAGCACTCCCACCTTTATGCAATAACGCAGGAAGAACACCTCCTAATGTTGATGCAACGTCAGCTACTTTCTTACCTGGAGTATTAGCAACATATTCTGAGCCACCGTATTTATTAGGGCTAAGTGTACCAACAGAATGAGCAATACCATTAGCAAGTTGACCAACTAAGGGCAAACGACCGATAAAATTTTGTCCCCAATAATGATGGGAGCGTTTTGTCCTTCCACCTCTCTTATGTTCTTCCCTTACTGAATTGTCTGCAACGGGGGCACCAGCAGCAGGGGCGCCTTTATCAGGCATAGGAGCAGATGGGCCTGCCATAGCTTCTCTCCTTCTCTGGCGACGAGCGGCAATACCCTTAGCGAATTGATTGACCAAAGGAAGTTGGCTGAGGACCTTTTCACCTAGGTAATGGTGTTGACGAGATCTTGCACGACCACCTTTGCGAAGTTGACCTGTTAAAGGCTTTTCCCCACCATATGTATTAGTGTCTTCTGTAGAACCACCATCGGAATAGCAATGACCACCTTTTGCGAATCTCTTATGTTTATGTGTCTTCCCACCTTTAGAAAAATGAGGAGGTGCATTTGAGATACCACCAGCAAAATGATGTTCACGATGTTCGGAATTATGACCCCTCATTAGAATATTTACATGGGGAGAATTAGACGTATGCTTCATTTTTCGAATCCTTTCAATGGAATATATAAAAAGCTGAACTTATAACAACAATAGTATATTTATACCATATTTTCAGTATTATCTATATGGGTTTGATGGTCGCTTGATCCCATTTGAACTTGCAAGAGTCTATCTTTCTCTTTTTGTAATTGATCTCGTTCCTTCAGATTTTGATCATGACTTATCTTCATCAATTCTATTTGGGATTTTTGTTCATCTAATGCTTGTTTTAGGCTTTGAATCTGTGATTTAAGGTTAAATTCTTGCTCTTTAATCGTAAAATCCATTTGAATCTTTTGATGCTCCAGCTCTAGCTTCTTAAGTTCAATTTGATTCTTCTCATGAGCCATCTGAGCCTTGAGAATAGAATCTTCTTGCATGACTTTTGCTGGATCAAGGGGAGGTTCAGGTGGAGGACCAGCTTGTGCTGCTTTTTCTTGTGCTTCTTGCATCTTAATTTGTGCAACTTCGATAGCGAGTTGATTTTGTTGAGCTGGCGTTATTTCAGCAGGATTTTCTGGAGGAGCCATTCCCATTTTTGCATATACATCGACCATATACTTCATGGCTTCATGTTGTGCCTTCAATGCTTGTGCCGCTGGCAATTGTGGGCTCTGGGGATTTGATTCCATCCATAGGTCAAGGATTGTGATATAAGCATCGTGATCTTGCCATACAGCGGCTACTGCTGGTTGTCCTTGAGTAATTGCCATAATAGTGGAAACAGGGTCCATAGGTTGAGGAGGAGGCTGTTCTTCTTTCTTAGGAGATAACAATTGATTGATCTCATCCTCAGATAATCCAACATTTTTATAAAAGTAACGATAGACGGCATCTCTGTTATGAATATCGGGAGCTTCTTGAGCTTTATTTAAAACAATTTCACTAACAAGGAATCGATGGGCAGAGTTTTGTTTTGCAGGGTCTGAAGCTGGTTTAACTTGGATATCTAAATTGAAGTCTTCCTTCATGATTACATTTTTTCCACCAGGAACCATAAATGGATATGGTTTTCCAGCAGGTAACCATTCTGCAAAACGATCATTGAATAATTCAAGCTCTCTCGTAAAAGACTCATGAAAGTTCTGCATGATAGCATTTGGAATCTTATGAAGGCTTTCAAGCATCAACAGGACAGTTCCTTGAGGAGCTCTTGGAGCCAAATCAGAAATCTTTTGATTAATGATTGCACTGGGCTTTCTGATGTTATCTTCAATATCGTTCTTTAATGTTAAAAGAGATGGGCTTGGTTCCTTATAGGGCAAAGCCATAATCGCTTGGTCTATTGGTACGCCACCTGTTTGGATTGGTGAAAACTCACCTGGAGCTGGTCGAAGGTTGTTGTTTTCTAATCTTATTCCCGATTGATAAACGCCTCCTGGAAAGTTTGCATATGTTCCTGTGTTTATAAGCTGACGTGTCAAGCTTGTTGCAGCTTCAGTCAATCTACCTGCATAATTAACAAGACCATATCCTTCTCCATCTAATGATGGTAACAGGCTATAGTTAACAAAATATTCTCTCTTCTTCTTGAGGAAATCATTTTCTTGCCAATTGCGGCGAATGGATAAAACGTTAGCTGATTTTTCATCAATGGAAATTATATAGGGTAAAGGAATATCAAATTGTGAGGCCGCTGGATCGTTTTTAATCCGATAGTCCACATGACATTCATATATCTTGTAGCCATTGTCATTATAATTACTATTTGATGACTCATAACCAGATAATTGATCTAATTTCTCTTGAATCACATTTGTACTGTCTGTTCTATCATCTTGCTTCATTATATTTATGTCACGGTAATTTCCTGACATAATTCTAATGCGAAACTCTCTTTCATTGATTTTTAATATATGTGTTTTACGATTGGATGCTAGGTGAGAAGAATGCTCTCTATTAACAATAAAATCTTCTGTGGGAATAAAATTGGATACAGGTCTTCCCATAACAGGACATATATATACTTTTTTATAGGCAGACCCTGATATTGAAGCCCAGAATATAGTTCTTATAGCTTCTTTTCTAAATTCTGTAGCAACAGTGTCGAAATAATAATTAAAAAAATCTTTCTTGCGATAAGCTATATCTTGTAATTGTTCATTAGCCTGCCCCAGAATAATAGTATCAACCATATTATTGCTTGGAAAGATAGCGTTTCTCGCAGAACAAACTAAATCTAATGCAGATTCAAACATTGCAGAAGAATAAATGCTTGTAGCTCCTTTAAAGGGAAGATCTTCTTTATCTGATTCAGAAGTAAGTGTTAATCCAAGATATTCTATGATTTTTGCGACTGCTTCAAAATATTGTTCTTGGCTAGCTATATCTTCTTCGATGGAATGTTTTAAGGAATTTCCAATATCTCTTAGTTCATTTTCATCTAGTATGAGAGCTAAGTTCTCATCATGTTTATCTGGATTTCCCTTATTGGGGAATTGAGCTGATTCATCATCATTTGGTCCAACGACTGCTGTGCCATCTGGAAACCTCATTATCGAGGCTTGTTCCCCTTGCATGACACTTGAAGGATCAACTGGAACATCATCTTGGGATGGTGCTGTAAATAAAGTTTCAGATGTCAGGTTTGGATCGTTGGTTATCATATTTTATGGCATTCTTAAGAATCAGCTATACATTTATCGACCTCTTTGTCTTGTTCTTTCATCTAAGAAAGGTTTAGGCAAACGAGGATCTGTTTGCTTATACATGGAAGACATATATTCTTGGCGACTTTTTTCTGAGTCATAATAATCTCTTTCTGCATCATCTATGTCTTTGTCTCTAATCATAGCAATTTGACCACCTCTTCTTATGAGATGATCTTCTTCCTTAACTCCAAATGGAGATAATTCATATTGTCTTAATAATTCAGGATATTGCCTTGCATCTAAGGGTTGCCATTCTCTCTCAACAGCATTAAAATAGTTTTCTTTTTGTTCAACATTTCCGCTGGAATAGACAACAAATCCTAATACTTTGCCATCGTCTTCAAGCTTTTTAAGGATTTTGGCAGGCAGATTGAAACGGCTTCCACTACCAAATACGATAGGTGGTCTTTCATCTTCTGTTCTTGTCCGTCGAGCATTTGATGCTCTGGATAATCTTTTATCCTCTGATTCTTCCATAGTAAATGGCTTTATTTTTGTGATATTTTCTTCACTATTCAAAAGTTTATCTTTTTCCATTACCATTTCCTATTCTATAACTAACTTTTGTGACCCATGTGGATTCTGTTCTCTTTTAGCTTCTGCATAGCGCCTAACTGCTTCATCGCCTGTTGCATATTTTCCATTGGGTAATTTGATTTGAAGATTGCGAGCTATCTTATATTCATCTTCCGATAAGGACATAGCTCTGCGTGTATTGTTTGGATTTCTTGACATATACTGATCCGCCATGGAAGAACCATTTCTGCTTACAGGAGCCACATTATAAGATTGAGATTGCCGTGGTTGGGGCTCATTATCATATTCTTGTCTTGATCTTGGTTCATTTCCTTGAACCGCATATCTTTCTGACATCAAATTATCGATAGATTCAAAATAAGCTTGAGTACCAATATATTCAGATTTACCATTATATCTTAACATCTCATCAAATTCGTCGGCTAACTGATTAGCCTCTTGCCTCAATCTTGGAGAAAAATTACGAGAGTCTGGATCTGCCCATGAATTTCTCTCAAGCCAACCATCATAAGCTTCATTGGATTCTTCATAATTATTATCGGGAGAATCAAGGTTATTCCCAAATGTAGGTTGAGGATAAATCGCTTGTTGATCATAGTTATTGATGGGTTCGTTTTGGCGAGGCTGATTCTGTAATTGTGATTTATAGAGACCATAAGTAGATTGGTCAGCAGTAACCTTTGCTAATTCTTGTGAAAGAGAAATTTCTTTTTCAATATCTCCTTCTTCCTTAGCAACTTTAAGCTCATTAATAATAGCCTTTTGTCTAGTTTGTAGATTATTTTCATAATAAGCATTTTTGTATTGCTCATTTTGCTCTAATAAGGATCTCTGTTCGGCTAACCTTTGTTCTTGCTCTTGAACTTTGGCTAACAATTCTTTGTTTTGTGCTTCTCTTACATTTCGCTCGAAAGTAACTTGATCTATTCGCTTCTTTAGACCATCTACTGTTTTACGACTTGTTTTTTTGTGTTTTGGCTGTTCTTGGCCATCTTGTTGATGGAGTTCTTGTAAGGGATCACCTTGATCTGTATTATCTGTCATGTCTGAGCTGATTGTAGGGGAATCAGTTATACCCCCATCATCTGTCGTAAATCCTGCATCAACTATTGTTTGCTTATACTGTTCGACCTTATCTTTGAATTCACTCATTTATACCGCTCTAATTCTGGAATGATCTTACTTAAGTCCGCTTCTGATAATGTTGCATAAATGCGTTCGTCGTTTATGAAATAACATAAATGATTATTTATGTTTACCTCATCTCTTTCATAGGAAGAATAATAAACCCAATCGCCAACTTTACAGTAGGGAGCACCACCGAATTTATCGAGGGGTTGGTAAGCTTGATTTCCCATTTTTAACACAAGACCTATATTATAGGCCCTTCTTTCCATGTTCCTCATAACTTCAGATAATATGAGACCACTTTTTGTTTTTTCTGGTAATGTAATGGCTTTTAAAAGAACCCTATATCCGTGGACAATAAGGTCAACACCAATTTCTTGTTCAAGGAATGCTTTTTCTCCAACGGGAGTAAAAGGAGAATCTTGAGAAGTAAGCTTGGGTGTAAAAGGGGTATTATGTAAATCAGACATCAGGAGTCGTCTCAATGACTGTATTGTTGCCACCTTGATTATAAAAATCGGTAATCACAGTATCTAATGAATTTGCGATACCGATTAATGTATCTCGAATACCACCTACTCGTTTTGCTTCAGCAAGTGTTTCGTAACTTGCAGAAAGTAGGTTTCCTTCGTATTTTTGTGCTTCTTTGATGAGAATTTCTTTAAGAAATGTGCTGAAAGATTTCGCGTCCAATTTTTGTTCTCCTTGTAATATTGTTTCTATTGACTAGAAAATAAATCACATTTATTATAATTTGCAAGCGGTAATTGTAATAATATTACCGAAGAGTAGCTGAGAATCCTACTCATTCTTATCTGGGATTAAATTCCTTGACTAGATTTCTCCGATGTATACTGCGGAAACGTATACATCCATCTGGGCCATACTTGCCCTGAACAGATTTCCTTAAAAATAATTTAAAAAACTATTCTTACATAGGAGAAGTTCAATGTCGTATGGCCAAAATCAGCCTTGGGGCTTACAGGCAATTAAAACCACGAATGGTAGTACATGGAATGGTCAGACCAGTTCATATCTCATTCAATCTGGTTATGCTTTTAATATTTTCAAAGGTGATCTCGTATTTATAGGTAATGATGGATATATTCATAATCTTGGAGAATTAGGAAATACAACTCTTCAAACGAGACAATCATTAGGTGTTTTTAATGGATGTTCTTTCCAAACATCAGTAGCAACCAATCCAATCGACCCCGCTAGCCCAGGTCGTTCTTATTGGCCTGCTGGTACCGTTACATTTAATAATATCGATGCAACATGCGATATTATTGATGATCCAAGCGTTATCTTCAATATTCAATCTGATTCATTAGGTGTTCCATTTAATGCACAAGGAGCAACTGCGGCTGTTACGTATTCTTTCGTAACCGGAACAAATCCATCAGGTAATACAAATACAGGCGCTTCTAACGTTGTTTTGAATACAGGAACTATTGGAAACAATAACTTCAATTTGAAAATTCTTCGTTTTGTTCCCGTTTCAGGGAATCTTCCTGTTGGAAACGGTACCAACCGAGTTCCTTACAACAACGTTGAAGTAATTATTCAGAATCACACATTCGCTACACGACCAACACCATATTGAGGTCGAAACAGAGGAGATAACCAATGGCATTAATTAATCGCAGTAATATACCCACACTCTTGCGTCCGGGTTTAAAGGCAGTGTTTGGTGACTACAATATTTATCCAAATCTTTGGAAAGAAATTTATAGTCAACATCGGTCAGATAAGGCAGTTGAATATGAAATGGAAATGCAGGGCCTTCCCTTAGCTCAAATCAAAGCTGATGGATCACCAGTAGCTTCCGCTTCGATGCAACAAGCATATGAAACAAGTTATGTCAACCAGTACTATGGAATTTCGTTCCAGATTACTCGTGCTGCTATCATGGACAACTTGTATCAATCTGAATTCCCACAACAAGCAATGGAGCTTCGTAATTCTTTAGATACTCTAAAGAACGTCAATGGCGCATTTATTTTCAACAATGCCTTCACAGCTGCTTCTACAGTTAGTGATGGACAACCACTTTGCTCAACAGCTCACCCGATTTCAACAGGAACATTGGCAAATACTTTTGCTAACGGCGTTCAGTTCAACGAAGCGGCTGTCGAAGATGCAATTACATTGATCAAATCCTGGGCAAACGTTGCTGGTCTAAAGATCAACACGAATTCCATTAAGGCTCTTGTTCCACAAAGCAGAGCATTTGATGCAGCTCGTATCTTTAAATCAGAGTTCCGTACAGGCACAGCAAACAACGATCTCAATGCTATCTTCCATGATAAGTATATGCCAGGTGGATATGTAGTCAATCAGTTCATCACGAACCCGAATTATTGGTTTATACTTACTGATCAAAGTAATGGCTTTAAGTATTTCCTCCGCGAAAACTTAGACATTGACTTTATAAGTGATGTTGTTACTGACAACGTTACTGTAAGAGCTATTGAGCGTTATTCATTTAACTGTTCAAACTGGCGTGCTGTCTTTGGTTCTACAGGTGCATAAATAACTGTCCAGATATGATGGTTTAATATCTCTATCTGGACAGTTCATCAATTAAGGAGATTTTACGATGGCTAGCAATATACCATTAGGCACCTTTTTAGAAGATGGTGTAAGAACAGGTCCGTTATATTCTGGTCAAATACCAGCAAGCTTATTGCCTTTCAATCCAACATTAGATTTATCTTATAGTTCTTATAGCGCTTATGGTCCTGCTGTTCTATTGAGTACGCAAAACACATGGAATATCACTCCAGCTCCAACTGGTATTGCTAACGTTGTTGCGCGTACCAACGCTATTGCTAATATTAATAGTATGATTCTAACGGGTGATAATTCCGCTACAAAACTTATTTCTCAAAGCAATACGCCAACTTATACTCAATTTGATTGGCCTAGAGTTCCAACCGTAACGATAAGCAATGCTAACTTAACTGCTCCTTTGAGAGTTACTATTTTTGGATTCGATTGGTACGGCAATCCTATGCAACATACATATGTTGTTCAAAATATAGGAACATATCCTTCCGGTACTACTCCAGCAAAGGCTTTTTATTCTGTTTCACAAGTATCTATTAGTGGAGCGCTTACAAATGGCGCATTTATATCTGTTGGAGCCTCTGATGTTTTTGGATTGCCCTTTGTGGTTAATAATGCTGGAGATATTACATCAATTGGGTGGGGACAAAGTTCTGATTTGCAAGATAATGCCGGATTACTTGCCTCTCCTGTTGCTGGAACTGCAACATTGGCCGCTGGAACTGTAACAGTTCCCGTAAATGCTGTTACGGCTGCTAGTAATATACTGATTTCTCGAAATACCCCTGCAGGAACGTTGGGCAATCTTTCAGTGCCGTCTGCTTCCATAACTGCAAACACTAGTTTTGTCATTAACTCTAGCTCTAATGCTGAAACGTCCACCGTAAATTGGGAAATTGTTAATCCGTTATCACAATATAGCGCTTCAGGGTCTCCAAGTGCTGCAATGATTACTGGAGCTGTCACAATTTTTACTTCTCAAGTTCAAGCCAATAGCAACATCCAATTGACGATGGGAACATTTGGTACTGCGCATGGTCAGTGGTATGTTTCCGCAATTGTGCCTGGCGTGAGTTTCACAGTAACATCTACGGCAAATACGGAAACATCCACTGTATCCTGGGCTATTATTCCTGCAAATTGGCCAAGTGGAACATCTAATAATTTAGGTAGTGGCGTAACTCCAGTTGCAGGTCAAATTTTCGTTCCTGCACCGAGCGTAACAGCAAGTAGCAATATTTTGTTAACATATGCTACGAACCCAGCAGGAAGTGGAGGTGTTTTATCTGCGCCGACAGCTAGTATTCAACCTGGAGTTGGATTTACTATCATTTCATCTAATAATGCCGATACAGCTCAAGTCAATTGGGCTATCACTAACTTAGTTGCAGGTTCAACATCTGGAACGTCAACCCTTGTTGCAGGCACAGTAACTGTTGCTACAACTGGCGTTGCAGCAAACTCAGTTATTTTGTTGTCAGATAATACTCTTAATACCCAATCCGCTTACGTGAGGGTATCAGGTAGAACAGCTGGCACAAGCTTCGTAATTACAGCAGCAGCAAACACAGATATATCCTCCATCAATTGGGCTATATTACCTGCTAATTTCATATTGCCAAATACGGTTTCTCCATTGGGTGTATTTACACCGGCTGATCAAACATTCCCCGTCACATCAACAACTGGAGATGTAAGGGGATTATATGCGCCTTCTACACCTTCTAATGGTGTAAATATTTTGAGATTTACGTCCTATGTACAAGGCGCGGATCAATGGATAAATCAGACAGCCAATAATCAGTTCGTTGAAGCATCACAAGGACAGCCTGTTGTTGGAACGCCAATTGATTCACTCAATCCTCAAGATTTGTATGGTAATCCTCAATTCTATACAGGAAGTAATAGCTAATGAGTGCCCCTAGGGTAATTACATGGTCGCCTATAAATACTACACTTATTGCTCCTTCGCAGAGTTTAGATTCTGAAGGTATAAGTGGCGCTATGGTTGCGGGAGTCGTAACGATTCCAACAACCAAGGTGCAAGCTGGCAGTAACATCCAATTGACGATGGGCACGTTTGGTACTGCGCATGGTCAGTGGTATGTTTCCGCTATAGTTCCCGGTGTTAGTTTCACTGTAACATCCACTAATGCTACAGAAACATCTACAGTGGTTTGGGGAATCATGCCAACAAGTTGGGCTAAGGGAACATCAAACCCTCTTGGCCCTGGTGCTGTTTTTGTCAGTGCACCAAGCGTTACATCGAACAGTAACATCTTATTAACCTATGCAACAAACCCTGGTACAACCGGTGGTGTTTTATCCGCACCTATTGCTAATATTCAGCCTGGCATTGGTTTTTTGATTGTTTCATCTAATGCTAATGATACAGCTCAGGTTAACTGGGCAATCACTAACTTAGTTGCAGGTTCAACATCAGGTACAGCAACCCTCGTTGCAGGTACGGTAACGGTTGCCACAGCAGCTGTTGCTTCAAACTCGGTAATACTTTTGTCAGATAATACTCTTAATACTCAATCGAGTTATGTAAGAGTATCGGCAATAGTTAATGGTACGAGCTTTACAATCACGGCTCAAGCAAATACAGATATATCTTCGATCAATTGGGCTATATTGCCCGGCGGTAATTTGATCTTAAATTCAAAAGTCCCGGGACAACCTCAAGGTGCTTTTATTTTTGATAAAGTTATCCGTCAAGTTCAATTAACGTCCACAGCAGATACATCAGCAGCAACATTTACTATTACGGGTATTGGTTCACCTGTTGATGGCAATGGCAACCCAACTCAAGTTCTAGGTTTGATTTCTGAAAATCTAGCAGGACCTACAAGTATCCTTCCCAATGAAAGCGCAAATATATATCAGCAAGTTATTTCTATTTCGGCAAACGGACCTGTTTCTAATATTTCTGCTGGATCTGGACCTGCTGGGATAACTGATTTTGTTTTTTTAAATAGTAATAGTGTTTTAGGTTCAGCAAATTGCTCTCTTCAATTTGTAAATTTTAATGCTATAAGCGCTTCCGTTTATTATTCTTTAAATAAACCTCAAATTCCAGATCCAAATGCTGGTAATCTTATTAGCTCGCCATTTGCAGAGTTTGAATTACAGGCTCCTATACAGGCTAATACATTTAAGTCCATTCCGGTTCCAGTAGCAGTTGTTTGGGCAAACATTACAGGTACAACGACAGATTCAATTAACTTCACCGTATTGCAACAAGGAGTATACCCATGAAGAAATCTCGTAAGCACAGAGCTGGTGGTGGAGATATTGCTGCATTTCACAGGGAAACCATGAATCCATCACGAGGAATTTCTGTAGGTGTTCCTACAGGAGTTCGAGCAAGAAATTTGCGCAGTACGCCAGCTTATCAACTTAATGAAGGGATGGATGAAGGTCAAAGACGAGGTCCGGGTGCAAGAGCATTAGCTATGGGAATGCCTGGTGGAAGAAGAAGATTTGCAACTGGCGGTCATGCATCTGAGATGGATGAACCAAAGGGCGAAAGATTACGCAAAACTCGTGAAAGAAATGATGTTCTTGGAAGTCCTCACTATGCAAAAGGCGGAAAAGTTCATCAAACTATGAAAGCTCTTTATCATGCTCTTCATAGCCATTTTGAAAATGAGCCACAAATGAAAAAACTGGGTGCCACAAGTGGGGATGTTTATCAAGGTGAACCTCATAGATATAGCCGATCTAAAGGTGGAAAATTATGGATTCAAGGTGCCATTAATCCTGCTCATAAAGGTGCTTTACATGAATCTTTGCATGTTCCAAAGGGAAAGAAAATTCCTATGGCTAAAATTCAAAAAGCTGAACATAGCAAGTCGCCTATACTTCGTAAAAGAGCGCATTTGGCTGCAACGTTGCGAAAGTTTCACCCTTAAAGGTTTAAATTATGTGGTCATTTAAAGCCATGGTAGGACAAAAATGGCAACGACAAGTAACAGCTATTTATTTGGAACGAATACGCAACTCGATGATCTATTCCGAGAGGCTTATGAGCGTATTGGTATAATTGGAAATGACCAAACCCCTTTAAATATTCAATCTGCGATAATGTCAGGTAATCTCGAATTATCGTCATGGCCGGGGCGTGGATTGAATCTTTGGCTGATTCAACAAAATATGTTCTCCATTTATGTTGGTCAGCCAACCTACACTCTCCCTTTAAATACTGTAAGAGCATTAGAAGTCGTAGCAACTCAACCTGTACGTTTAAATTCGGGAGGAACGCCGGCATCGAGCGCTGGCGGAAATCCTGGAAACTGTTTTGATCCGCAACAAACTGCGGGATGTATCCAAACTGCACCCAATGGAAATATCTCTTATGATTATGGCGCAGGGAATGCCTATTCCATTTTATATGTAGGATTAACACCTCTTGCTAATTCAAGTTATACGCTAGCTGTTGATTATTCTTTCGATAATATTGTTTGGACCACAGTTTACCAAGCACCTCAACAAACTTATCAAGCTTATCAAATTACATGGTTTGTAATTCAACAATCATTAAATGCAAGGGCTTGGAGAATAAGAGAAACTGGTGGCGCAACACTCTCAATTCAACAAATTTATTTTACGCAACCAACAACGTATGGGACTGGCGATAGATTATTAAATCCTTTATCTCGTTCTGAATATGTAGCTATTCCTACAAAATTAACTCAAGGATTCCCATCAGGGTATTATTTTAATCAAATCATTCCACCAACTATAACCCTATGGCCGACCCCCCCAGTAAATAATACGCAGACGAATATCCTCTACACAAATTACAGTTATGCGCAAGATATTACGCAAATGTTCCAAACAGTACAGATTCCCCAAAGATTCTATGAGGCTCTTGTTGCAGGATTATCTGCGCGACTTGCTATGAAGTTCGCCCCAGAAAAATTGAACATTATGGAAGTTAAAGCCAATGAAGCTTATGGAATAGCTGCTAAGACAGATTTTGAAAATGTAACTTTAAGATTTCAACCAGATTTCCAAGCTTATAACGGATAGAAGATGCAAGTAAGAAATCACGGTAAATACACAAAGATGAGAATGAAAGATCCACGCGGAATCGCTCGTTGCGATTATAGCGGGTTAATGGTTCGTCATTCTGATTTGGTAAAACAAATGCAATATCGGGGAACAGGTCTTGTCTGGACAGGATTAATGGTAGCACCCCAATTTGCGGATAAACCAAACCCTCAAGAATTGATCCCTCTCATTAGATTAGACCCTGTTCCTTTGGAAAATCCAAGACCAGATTCCCAGATTGATGCGCAACCCACTATAGCATCTTCTACTGGTGAGATATCTATAGATGTAAGTAATCCTGCAAATAGAAATTTGACTTTAGAACAGTTCGACAATGGAATAATTAATTTTACAGGACAATTATTGGACAATATAATCGTCACTTTGCCAGCTTCCTATAATCAATTTTTTGCAAACAATCTCACAACTGGTGGATTCTCAATGGGTTTACAAATATTAAATGCCACCAACTTTACCTTAAATATTCCTGTGGCAAATCCTGTGACGAAACAAGGTCCAATGGTGGTGAATACATCATTAAATTTACAAATTGTCTACTTTTAGGAGATAAAATATGGCAGACGCTCCAAATACCTCAACATATACATTAGTAACCCCTGATACAGCAGATTTACCAAACTCTAGAACATTAACTGGCGGAACTGGAATTACACTCCAAGATAGCGGAGCTGGAAATGATCTGACTATTCAGCCACTTGGAAACATTCAAAGTTTATATAATTTTGATGAAAGTGGATTTATGATTTACAACTCCGAGAGCAACACTTTTTCTGGTGTTTCCTTTACTGGTGGAACAACTATCAACATTACAAATCCTGATGGAACGGGTGGTAATCCTATATTGGGAGTGATTTCAGACAGTTCAACTCAGAGAATAATAAGTCAAGTAGGTGGTGTTCCTATTTCTACAAGAAGTAATCTCAATTTTATTGAAGGGGCGAATATATCAATTTCTGTCGTTGATGATTTTGCCAATAATAGAGCAAATGTAACAATTACTGGTTCTGGAATTCCAGGAGAAGGAACTGTTACCAGCATTACAGCAGGAACAGGTCTATCAGGAGGTACAATAACATCGGTTGGAACAATAGCTTTAGCAAATACGACTGTAGCTGCCGGTTCTTATACAAACTCAGATATTACTATAAACGCGCAAGGGCAAATTACAGCTGCTTCTAATGGTACGGCTGGGACTGTATCCAGTATTACTGCCGGAACAGGTCTGACGGGAGGTACGATAACATCGAGCGGAACAATAGCTTTAGGGAATACGGCTGTATCTCCTGGTTCTTACACAAATACAAATATCACAGTGAATGCACAAGGACAAATTACAGCTGCTTCTAATGGATCTAGTGATACTGGTACTGTCACGAGCATTACAGCAGGCACAAATTTGACAGGTGGGACAATTACCACAAGTGGGACAATAGCTTTATCGTCTACGCCATCAGGTTTAACATCTTTAGGTGTTGGTAATTTATCCTTATCTGGGAACGCTATAAGTTCAAGTACGAACACATTAAGTCTTGCTGCAACGAGTGGAGCAATTGAATTCAACACTAGCGGATTTATTGATAACGTAACAAATCTGCCCGCATCTTTATCTCCAAAATTATATAATGCTCTTATTAGCGATAGCATAATTGTTGCTAATACTAATTCTGCAAATACGACGATCAATATGCCTGCATCACCCAATACGGGGCAAACCTATAAAATAATTGATGGTTCAGGAAATGCAGTTCAATATCCTATTTTCATTAATGGAAATGGAAATCTTGTTAATGGAACTCCAAATACTTTAACTTATATTCCTCCTATAGCTGTCGATAATTTCCCTACTTATGTAGCCATAACCCCTGACGGCAATTATGCGTATGTGGCAAACAGTGAATCGACAACGGTAACCGTGATTCAGAATGCATCAACGAACACACCTACCTTCCTAACAACAATTACTGTCGATAATAATCCTTCTTCTGTAGCAATAACGCCTAATGGTAAGTATGCCTATGTTACAAACAGTGGATCGACAACGGTAACGGTAATTCAGAATGTATCGACGAACACGCCAACAGTCCTAACAACCCTCACCGTTGGTACTTATCCTTCTTATGTAGCTATCACGCCTGATGGCAATTATGCTTATGTTACAAACAATGGAGCGACCACGGTAAGTGTGATTCAGAATGCGTCCACGAACACACCAACAGTCCTAACAACGATTTCCGCTGATACTAGTCCTTCAACTCTAGCCATAACTCCAGATGGCAATTATGTCTATGTGCTGAATTCTGGAACGGATACGGTAACAGTGATTGAGAATGCATCGACGAACACACCGGACTTTTTAACAAATCTCACCGTTGGTACTGCTCCTGTTGGTATAGCCATTACTCCTGATGGCAATTATGCGTATGTTACAAACAATGGATCGAATACAGTAAGTGTGATTCAAAATGTATTGACGGATACCCCTTCAGTCCTAACAACTCTCACCGTTGATGCTAATCCTGATAATATAGCTATCACGCCTGACGGAAATTACGCTTATGTTACAAACAATGGAGCGACCACGGTAAGTGTGATTCAGAATGCGTCTATGATCAATTCCATCGTCCTACCAACAGTCCTAACAACTCTCACCGTTGGTACAAATGATACAAATCCTTATAATATAGCCATAAGCCAAGATGGCAATTATGCTTATGTTACAATAGCTCCAGTATCTACGGGAATAGGTTACGTATCTGTAATTCAGAATGTTTCTACAAATAATCCTACAGTCTTCACAACTATCTCCTTCAATGTTGAAAGTACACCTTTTTATATATCCCTCACCCCTGATGGCAATTATGCTTATGTTACAGACACGCAACTAAATATAGTATCAATATTGCCTATTCCATATTTGTTACCAAATATTTTAGCAACTCTCACCGTTGGTACTAATCCTTATAGTATAGCTCTCACCCCAAATAGCAATTACGCCTATGTAGCTAACCAGCTATCTGGCAATGTATCTGTAATTCAGAATGCTTCCACGAGCAACCCCACTCTCCTCACAACTCTCACCACTGGTACTAATCCTTTTGATATAGCCATAACCCCGAATGGTAATTACGCCTATGTTGCAAACCAGGGAACGACAACGGTAAGTGTGATTCAAAATGCTTCAACGAACACTCCTACAGTTCTTACACCCATAACTGTTGGTACTAATCCAGTTTATGTAGCTATCACTCCAGATGGCAATTATGCCTATGTAGCTAACTATGGATCTGGTAATATAAAGGTGATTCAGAATGCGTCCACGAACAACCCCACCGTCCTCACAACTCTCACCACTGGTACTAATCCTTTTGATATAGCCATAACCCCGAATGGTAATTACGCCTATGTTGCAAATTATGGATCTGGTAATGTAACGGTGATTCAAAATGCCTCGACGAATACTCCCACCTTCCTAACAACACTCACCGTTGATACGAATCCAGTTGATATAGCTATCACGCCCGATGGTAATTATGCGTATGTTACAAACAATGGATCAATAACGGTAACGGTAATTCAGAATGTATCGACGAACACGCCGACCGTCCTTACAACCCTTACCGTTGGTACTACCCCTTATGGTATAGCGATAACTCCTGATGGCAATTACGCTTATGTTGCTAACAAGGGAACGACTACGGTAAGTGTAATCCAGAATGCATCCTCGAACACACCAACAGTCTTAACAACTCTCACCGTTGGTACTTTTCCTTATAGTATAGCTATATCTCCTGACGGCAATTATGCTTATGTATCGAACAACGGAACGACTACGGTAAGTATAATCCAGAATGCTTCAACGAACACGCCAACAGTCCTTACAACATTCACCACTGGTACTAATCCTTTTGCTGTAGCGATAACGCCTGATGGCAATTACGCATATATAGCTAACAAGGGCTCTGGAAATGTATCTGTGATTCAAAATGCGACAAATCCAAATAATTCTATATCAATAATGAAAGATTATGGATCTAAGTTTTTAACTTACTCTGGAACGCAATGGCTTTCCTATGCGTAAAAAAGGAATCTTTATATAAATGGCATTTGTTTTAACATATGACAGTTTAACAGCAGCTGTTCAAACATATCTTGAACGAAATGATGCCTCTTTGGTTGCCAATATCCCAATATTCATAATGTTGGGAGAAAGAAGAGCAGCAAGAGATTTAAAAATATTAGGGTTAAAAGTTGCTATTACTGGAGATCTTATTATAGATGCAAGTGTTGTTCAAAAACCTACAAGATGGCTAAATGATTCATCTTTTAATATCGGAACGAACGTTGGCGTAGCTACAGGATTTAATACAAGGTTATTCCTTATCCAAAGATCATATGAGTGGTGTCGAACATATTGGCCTGATCCAACGCAAACTGGAACACCAAAATACTATGCATCAGATTATAACTATAATTTCTGGTTTCTTGTTCCAACACCAGATACCACTTACCCTTATGAGATATTATATTATGAAACTCCCCAATTAATTGATGATGTAGTCTCGACAAACTTTTTAACCGGAAATGTTCCTGAAGTTCTTTTATATGCAACCCTTTTAGAAACAGCTTCTTATCTAAAGGATGATGAAAGAGTTCCTGTTTGGACAGATTATTATGAAAGAGCCAAGAAAAACGTTGGCGAAGAAGATATGCGTCGAATTTACGATGCTTACAGCAAGAGAGGTGGATAATGCCAGTCACAGTATTTGGCGGTGGCGCAGTACAAACAGCCTATGTGAGTTTTACTGCATTAGATATTACCGCAAATAGTATCACTTTAGTATGGCCAACAAGTTATTTCGATGTACCTTCTATCGTTGATGGCATACATTACAATGTTCTTGCAGCATCCATGACCGTTAATGATGGTACGGGAAATACAAATACTGTCACATTACCAGATGCAACAGAATCATCCGTGGGATCTAATTTTATTATTACCAATATTGGCGCATCTGCATTTCAACTCTTAAAGTCAGATAGTACAGAACTTCTTTCTATTCCAAACACAAATACATCCAATTCTTTTTGGGTTCAATTGATAGATAATTCAACAAGCGCTGGCACATGGCAATTTGTTCAATTTGGAGCTGGAACATCCCAAGCCCAAGCTTCAGCTTTAGCAGGCAATGGATTGGTCCCTCTGCTTGGTCTTCTTAATACAAATATCGCAGTAAAATCAATTGCTGGTTCTCCTTATAATGTTATCATATCCGATAGAGCCAAATTACTCTTATGGCAAACAGGGATAGGAGTAGTGACTTTACTACCTATTGCTACCCCTGTACCTGCCGGATTTTATATTTCATTTAATAATGAAGGAACTGGCGTAGCAACAATTAGTGGGGATGCCACTATTGATAACAATGCATCTGTGCCGGTTGCTCCTGGACAATCATTGACAATTATAAGTGATGGCACAAAATGGTGGACACTTGGTTTTGGACAAAATCTGTCTTCCTCAAATTTTGCAGCAGGAAGTGCGATCGCTCCATCAATAACTTTTACTCCAGATACCACTACTGGATTGTATTATTACCAAACTAATTTTCCACCGGTCAATCCTCCGGGAATTGGATTTTCCGTTAATTCATCACAAATAGCTAACATTACTCCATCAGGTCTTTATATGACTGCTGGAAAGACTATAATCGTACAAGATCCAACAACTGTTTCTCAAACAGTTTTATCCACGAATGCCAATTTTGCTCAAATAGCATGGCAAGGAACCATCACCAATCCTGCCACAATATCACTTACTGGAACCAATACAGATACAACATTTTCTATAGGTCCTTTTGCTGGTATTAGCATTGTTGAAAGTAATACACTTGCAACTCTAGCTTATAATTCAAATATAATTTTATCTATTAGTAGTACAGGAGTTACAACTTTCCCACTTCCTGTTATATTTTCTAATACTATAGTTTCCAATAATACAGCAACTTTTAATAATGAGGTTACTTTAAGTGGAGGTTTGTCAACCCCATTAAACATTGCAAATGGAGGGACAGGCCAAAATACTCAACAGGCTGCTCTTAAAGCTTTAATGCCATCAGGAGCTGTTATAGGTGATATTGTTTATTACGATGCCACTAATAATTGGGTGAGATTACCTATTGGAACAATTAATCAAGTTTTGACGGTTCAAAATATAAGTGGCAATTTAGTGCCACGGTGGGTGTAATAAATTATGAAGAATTATATCACCAGACCTTTACTTTCAAAGCCAGGAATTCAAAGAGATGGCACCAATTTTGCCAGTGATAGCTATATAGATGGTCAATGGTGTCGATTTTATATGGGAAGACCAAGGAAAATTGGTGGGTATAAGTTAATTGATATTGGCAATAAAGAAATTATTCGTTCTCTTTTTGGTGTGCCAAAACCTAATAGTATCGATACTTATTTAGGTCGTGAAAGTTCTATAAGTTATAACAATTTTGATTTTAATGGAGATGCTGGAGGAGAAGTTGATCGTACACCTCTTTCATATGAAGCAGTTCCTAATAATGTATGGGATATGGATCTGTTTACAACAGCAGAACCAGAGTTAGTATCATATATTGTTGCATCAGCTATTCCTAATGGAGATGATATCAGCAATCGGGATAATGGAAATATATATTACGGAGATACTCAAAATAATTTACCTTTAGTCCAAATAAATGATACCGACGAAAATCCTGTACAGGTAAGTGGAGGTATTGTTTTTTCATCTCCCGTTATGATCGCTTATGGAAATGATGGATTTATGCAGTGGTCCAATTTAGGTGACATCGAAACATGGGATCCTGGTAATAATCTTATTATCGATAACACAAAAGTTGTTCAAATGTATAGAACCAGAGGAGGGTCAACTCCTCAACTTCTTGCCTGGACATTAGGAAGCCTTATAAGTCTTACATTTGTTCCTGGAGGTGAGGCCGGTACATTTTCCAAATCAACCATAGAAGATAGTATTACTGTGATGTCTGTTAATTCAATCATTCAGTATAATCAGCAATTTTTCTGGATTGGTATTGATCAATTCTATTTCTTTAATGGAATTGTCCAAAAATTAGATAATTCTATGTCAACTGATTGGTTCTTTCAACACGTTAACCTCAATCAACGGTCTAAAGTTTGGGGGATGGCTATCCCAAGATTTAAAGAACTATGGTGGTTTTATCCAAGAGACGGCGCAATTGAATGTAATGCCTGTATTATTTATAATACAGAACTCAATGTTTGGTATGATTCCTTAAAAAATAGAGCTGCTGGACTTTCTCCTGGTATATTCCCACTCCCTTTAATGTCTGATTCCAGCCTAGAGTCTATTCCTTCTGGTAGAGGATTCGTAAATAATTATGGACTTTGGATGCATGAATATGGATTCGATAAAATAGTTTCGAATGTAGCCTATGCTGTAGATTCTTTTTTTGAAACTCATATCATGACTTTGTTTTCAGATAATCCAGAAAATAATAGGCTGATACGAACACGCCGTATAGAGCCTGATTTTAATCAAATTGGTAATATGACAGTGACCGTAAATAATAGAATGTTTGCTAGCGATACACTAGCAAATGGTCAAACAATTCAAACAGGTCCCATTTCTTTTAATGGTAATACGCAAAAAATAGATGATGTCGATTCTCAAGGTAGACTTGTTAGCTATGTATTCCGTAGCAATGAAGTTGGTGGCGTCTATCAAGCTGGTCAAACATTATTAGATTATGAAATTGGTGATGTGAAACCGGGGAGTAATTGATGGTAAATGTCGTTATACCTTTGAATATTGAATTTAAGGAATGGTGTTCTCAAATAAGAATTGATTTACCTACTTTAAATATTCCATTGCCTTATCCGATTAAGGAATGGAGAGAATGGGCTAGTCAAGTAGTTAATAGCAACCAATTATTCAATGTTCCTTTACCTACAAATATTGGTTATCCCAATAATGAAGACTGGCGCAAATGGGGCTGTTATTTTATAAATAATGTATATAGTCAACTTAATTTTTAATAGAGGGAAATAGAAAATGTACCATTTAAATTCGTCATTACCAGCGCCATATGAACTAAATAGTTCTATGAGTACTCCTCCTACGCCAATGATGGCAAAAGGAGGCAGAGCAAAACATCAAAAGATTCTTGCTCATTTTAACCCCAAAGAACTTCATGTTATGGATCATCTTCAAGGTCATACAGAAAGGTGTCCTAAAACAGGATTGAGATCTTATTCTCATTTGGAAGAACTTCTCAAGAACCCTCACATTGTAGGAACGGTTCACAGACACGCTCGACAGCACCATGCTATGGGAGGAAATATCGCACGTTTAGAAGCTGGTGGTCGTCACGGCGATACCGAAATGGCGTTAATTGGTCCTCATACAAATCATTTGTTCCATCAATTAGCAGGCAGATCAACTATAAATCCAAATACAGGTCATCCTGAATTTTGGAGTATGAACTCTGTATTAAGTGGACTGGGTGGGGCTTTAAAAGGCGCAGGTTCAGCTGCCGCTAGAGGTCTATCAAGTGTAGCTAGTGCTGCTGCTCCTCTTGCTCGACAGGCAGCATCTGCAATTGGTCAAGGTGCAAGGTCTCTTGGAACAAACGCCCTTGCAGCTGCCAAAGCTGCTGCTCCTCATGTTGGGAGCGCATTAAAAACATTAGCGCCTATGGCTGCAGACCTTGGAACTCAATATTTAACCAATAGAATACAAAATATGAATAGACCTCCAGAAGAACAGCAAGACTTTAATTTTAATCCAGAATCTATGATAGATAAACTTCCAGAATCTATGCAAGGGATTGGTCGAGCTGGATTAAGCGCCTATGATGCTTACCGTGGTGGCGCTAATCCGCAGCAAGCCTTTGGTCAAGGATTATCGCAATTTGGTCAAGATTATGGAGGAAACCTCGGAAATGCTATGCAAGGATTTGGAGGAGCTTTAGGACAGGGGCAAAATGTTCGTTCTGCTATTGGATCAGCTGCTAGCCGAGTGGGTCAAGGATATGGTGGCTTGTTAGGACAAGGATTACAAGGAGCTGGTCAAGCCTTTTCCGGTGGTCAAGATGTAGGTCAATCGCTGCGCCAAGGATTAGATCAAGGATTTAACTACATGGGTGGCAGACAAGGTATGGCTAATGCAGGAGCAGATATCTTGAGAGGATATGGTAGTCAGGGTGGTATGCAAGGAGCAGCGGAAAGAGTTGGTCAAAATTATTTGAGCCGTGCAATGCCTCAATACTATCCTCAAAGACAAGAAACAGATCAAGACTTTTATCCTCAAGAAGATATGGGATATGGATATTAATTTAAATAGGGCATCAATAAATGGATAATCTACCTCAAGAGATAAATCCTCCTTGGATGCAAGGTGCAAAGGATATATCTGGTCATGAAATGCTTGTAGTTCACATGTCACCAGGAGAATTAGAGGGTCTCGATAATTTGCAACAAGGACCTTCTATCGATCCTGATACAGGTATTCGTGAATACAGTAAATTGGCAGATATAATTGAACTTCCTGAAGTAAAGGAAATTTTTAAGCATATATCTGATGAATTATTAGAACATGGGAAATTATCCCCTGATCTTCATAAAATATATGAATCAGCTCATGATCATTCCTTACCTTATGAACCAACACCAGAAGAAAGCCATGATCCTTTAAAATCTGCTGAACATACAGGGAGAAAAGGTGATACGAAGCTAGCCTTAATTCCCTTAAATCTTGCTTTATTTCTTATTGAGTTACATCATGAACCTACCATCAATCCAAAAACTGGTTTATTAGAATTTGGATTTTTTAGTGAGCTTATAAGAGCTGCTGGTACTATTGCAGGAGCTATATTCGGTGGGCCAGTAGGAGCAGGTGTTGGCAATGTAGTTGGGCGTATGGTTACAGGGAATAAAGTAAAAGACGCTTTATGGGGCGGAGCAAAAATTGGTGGTGCAGCTTATATAGGACAAGGATTAGGTCAAGCAGCTGGATTCCTTAGAGGAGCACCTAATTATTTAGCTCAAGGATTAGGATCACTTGGTATTGGTGGCGCAGCTCCATTGGGTCAAGCAGCAGCAAGTGGTGTTCCTTTGGGAATGATGGGTCATGGGGGAGCTAATAGTATGCCAGCAGGAGTGATGCAAGCTGCTGGAAGTTCCGTTCCTTCTGGTATGCAATCAGCTGCTAGCCAGGTCGGATCACCTGGATTTATGGATACAGTTGGTAATTTCATGTCGAAAGCTGCTCCTTTTGCTCCCTTGGGTGTAGCAGGTTTAGCTTATATGGGATCACAGCAACATAGAAAACATAAAAATAAAGAACATCAAGCAAATAGAGATTATTTAGAAAGAGAAAGAGAACGATCTGGATTTTATCACTCTCTTCCTCCTATACCACATAGTACACGTGCATTTAATCCTCGATTTAATCAGCGTAGTGAATTAGATAGAATGTATGGCGTATTCCCTGAACCAGCTTATTATGCAAAAGGTGGATTAGTTAAATCTTATAATAAAGGTACGTTGGTAACGGGTCCTGGAAAAGGTCAAGATGATAAAATTAAGACCTCTGTTCCAGATGGATCATATATTATTGATGCTTCAAGTACTTCTATGTTTGGAGATGGGTCAACAAAAGCTGGTTCTGAGGTATTGAAAGAATTTGAACACAGAATAAAATCTAAATTTCCAAAGAAATTTTTAAAACATATAGAAAAACATGTTTCTAAAGCACCGCAAGTTCCTGTTTGGTTATCAGACGGTGAACACAAAATTGATCCTGTTTCCGTAACTTTATTGGGATATGGATCTAATGTTGAGGGGGCTGATTTGTTAAAGCAAATGGTCACAAATTTAAGAAAACATATAAGAAGCAAAGGTCATGGTTTGCCACCAAAAGCCAAAAATCCTATGCAATATATTACACATAGGAGTTTATGATGCCCGGCTCATTAGGATTTGAATTACAAAGTGCTCCCACGTGGCTTCAAGAATACACAAAAGAGCTTTTACAAAAATCACGAGCTTTATCTGCTGAAAAATATCAACCTCTAGGTCAATCTACTCCAGAACATGTTGAAGCCATTAAAAAAGAAATGGATAGGTTGATCGATGAAAGTAGAAAAGTAGATAAGTCTGATTTCATTCCGTTTTCTGTAACTGGAAAATCAAAACCTATTCATATCAATCCTAATGATTTAGAAAAAATTATACGAAATGAAGATTTCGCAAGGAAAGTTTATGAATCAACTACGGGTCGTCATAATATTTCCAAAAGAGAATTAGAAGATTTAAGGCAAAGAGCTGTACAAGAATATCAATTCCGATTACCTGAAATTCAAAAATTAGAAAAAGAAGGTTTAAAACCAGAGGAAGGAGTCAGGTCTGGAAGATTAGAAACATTACCAACAAAACCTAGTGGATTAGATTTTCGACAGTTACAAGAGAAAAGAATACCTCTAGAAGAAAGAAGATTAAAATTATCTTCTGAGGAAGAAGATATTCGGAAAAAAATAAGAGATGTGAGAGATCAAATTCACAAAACTGTTTCATCTCATGCACAATCATTTGGTCATCAGGGTCAAATTACTCATAATCCCGCGCAACTTCATAAAGCTAATCAAAACTTAAGTAATGAATTTGGTAAATTAAGTCAACAAGAAAAAGAACTTGAAGATGTTCTAAAACGAACTATAGATGGTAGAAAAGGTATTGAATCGGAAATTCAAGTACTTTCATCCAAAGAAAAAGAACTTCCAACTATTCCTGGATTTACTTCTCCAACATCTGGTGGTTCCTCCTCAGATTTATTTAGGAGAGCATCAATTGAAAGAGAAATAAGGAATTTACAAAAACAAAGAGGCCTTATAGCTCCCATGAATGAGATTCATGATAGAGCTATCTCTATGCTAGAGAGAGGTTTTGATGATGATACTATGAAGCTTGCTGCTGATGAGCTTAGAGAATCAAGAAAACATGATGAATTACGATCTGTAGAACCACTTGTTAAAAGTTCTATATCTGGACCATCAGAAGAATATATGAACAAATATGTTAATGATTATACAAAAGACATTCGAAAAGCTTTAGAAGATGAATCAGAAGAACAATATCTTAAAGATATTGCGCCAAAAATAAATATGAGTTTTGCGCAAATGGGAGGGTTTCATAGTGGCGCGAGGGCTAAAGCATTAAGGGATAGCTTAGCGCAGCAAAGAACCAAACTTCATCGGGAACTTGCGCATTTAACTGGACATGCGCGTGATAAAGCAATGGAACATCATGAATTGCAAAAAAGAAGAGAGCAATCAGCTGCAGATATTATGGGTCGTTCAGTAAAATCTGAGAAAGAGGGCGCTAGGAATCAAGCAGAAGCTTTAAGACATCAAGCAGTTACCAAACATGGAATGACTCAATTAGATGTGGCGGCCTTGGGACAAGTCGCAAGGGCTAAGCAAGAACAAGAGCAACATGAAATTGATGTTGCAAGGCACGAGCATCAAAGGCAGTTATTATATCCTCAAGAACAGTTAGCCAGAGAAGCTGCATTACTGAGTGGATTACCCCCTGCTCCAAGCCAAGCATTTACGGGAACCCTATCTGCTGGTCCTCAACCTCCCAATTTATATACGATTGGCGCTGGTGCACTATCATCATTAGCTTCAAATTTTCCTCAAAATCAACAAAGAGGACTTTATAAAGATGGTGGAAGTGTTCGAAAATATGCAAATGGTGGTGCTGTAGGTTCAGAAGATATAGGACATGAAATCAGAAAATTAATTCAAGAACAAAGACATGCTGATAAAGAACAACTGGAACATACGTCACATTATAATCCATTTGAGAGTATGTTACGTCATGTTGGAAATGAAATGCTTTCCAATCCTGGAGAAGATCCGCTTTTAAGCGTAGGAAGAGGCCTTTCAGCTTCTATAGATCATAAAGATATTGTCAAGCAAAGAGCAGCAAATCTATATGACAAGATTCAAAATACAAGATTAAATCAGTATCAGGTTTTAGCTGCTTTTGAAAATATGAAACACGGACAGTCTATGCGCCAACAGCAATTAGGACTTCAAAGAGATCAACTTGGATTTCAACGAGAAAATAGCCGAGCAAGACAGCAAGCAGTCAATCAATTATCTCAAATAAAAGCCTCTAAGTTTTCAGGCGCTAATAAAAAACCAATGAGCGCTACCGATAGAAAAACAGAGATTGAAGCTAAAAAAGATCTTATGCGCTCCCTTAGAATGAAAAACGAGGTAGATGACTTAGGTAAATTGGTGGAAAAAACATCTACTGGTCCAATTATTGGAGGCATTAAATCAATTTTGCCAAAGACTAAAGTCGATAATCAAATTGAGGTGGCAACAAACAAACTTATTCTAGATATGCATCAAGGAATGAAGAATATTCCAAGATCAGAAGAGTTTATGAAGCGGATTGAGACTACAAAACCGAATCGATCAAATTATAGGGAAGCAAATGAAGAAGCCCTCAATCTTATGAGGGAAGGAGCTAATGATGTTGAAGAAAATAGTATTTCAACTCTTCTTTCTATGGGATGGACGCCAGAAAAAATTGAAAAACAATTTAAGATTAAGGTTCCAGAGCATTTATTAGGAGATAGTTCACAAGAATTAGAGGATTTAGAAGATGAAGGTGGAGATATTATCAATATGATTGATCCATATGGTAATCCGTTACAAGTCCCAGCAAGTGAAGTTCAAGAAGCTTTAAGTTCGGGGGCTACAATTGGCTAATGATCCGTTTAAAAAATGGCGTGTTGATTCTCCTATTCCTAAGGAATCTCCGGAATCTTCTGATCCGTTTAAGAAATGGCGTGTTAATGCTCCAGCACCGGTTCCTGCTCCTCTTCCTTCAGAACATTCAAGAAGCTTTGGAAAAGCAGCATTGCGACAAGTTGGTCGTTTAGGGAGAGCAGGTGCCACTGGTATTGCTGGGATAGCAGATATCCCAAATCTTGCTGCTATGGGGCTTCATGCTGCTGGATTAAAAGAAAAGCCAACATTTTATGAGCCTGTTGCAGGGAGAGTGCAAAAAGCCGTTACACCACATCTTGAAAGCATGATTGGTGAAAATCTAGCTCCTGAAAACAAGGCAGAAGAATATGCAGATGTGATTACAGAAGGATTAGCTCCTCTGGCTCTTGGTCCATTAACAGGAGGCGCATCTTTAACGGGTGTCGCGGCAAGAGGATTAGCTGCGAGAGGAAGTAATGTAGCTTCAAAAATAGCAAAAGTGGGGAGTAAACCTTATGCACTTACAGGATCAAATGTTGCAGGAAATATTGGCGCTTCTACTGCTATTAAAACTTATTTAGATGAAGGTGGTGATCCTAATCTTCTTGGACCACTTCTTGCTGGATTAGTTGGAGGAACCGGAGCTAGAGCCGCTCTTAAATTAAAGAACCCTATGAATGCTGCTGCTGAAGGTGTGGGAAGAATAACAGGATTTAGTCCTGAAAAATATGCAAGAAATGTAGAACTTGGATTACCTGTTACACCTGCTACCGTTTCAAAAAGTATTCTGCCTGTGGCTAAATATATAGAGATGGCAGCTGCTAAAATGCCCGGTAGTATGGGTCCATTAGAAGATTTTTACAAAAATAGAGAATCTTCTATAGCTCGAACTTTGGGTGTTTCAATGCCTGAAGACCTGGAACAAACTTTGAAACATATTCCAAAGAATCTAGCTAAGGAAGGAGCATCAGCATATCATGAAAGAGCACAAAACATTTATAAAAATAGAGAAAAGAAATTTAAGCCGCGTGAAGAGCAAGCTATTAAAAACAAAGAAATGGTCGATGTATCTGATATCATTACTAATTTGGAAAATAAAAGGTTACTTTCTTTAACCCCTTCTGCTCAAAAGAGATTTGATAAAAGTAAAGAAGGCATACTTTTAAAAGAATTAAAAGAATCTATTCCTCAGGCTGCTGATACAACAATTATAGATTCTTTGCGCAAGCAAGGATTTTCAGATAACGTAATTGAAAAGATTCTGAAATCTGAAAAAGGAATTTCTTCTTCTCCTAAGAATGGGTTAGGACTTCATGACTTAAATGAATTGAGAGAAAAAGCCCTACATGAATCATTGGCTTCACAAACTCCTATGGGAGGAGGTACTCCTGAATCAAGGAAAGCTGCAATGAGGAGTCAAGCTCTTGCTGAAAAAAGACATCAATTTATGGAAGAAATTGGATCACCAGTTGAGATTCATAATGCTCGTCAAGCTCGTAAGTTCTGGTCTCAATATAAAAATGAAGATAAAGGAATGTCTTATTATGTTGAAAAAATAACTGGATCAAAAGATGATTCCCAAGCCTTTCAGAAATTGACCAGTTCTAATCCAAAATATCTGAATGTCGCACGTCAAGGTTTATCGAAAAAAGATCGTCCAAAGTTAGCTCAAGCCATAATAACTGATTTAGGGGAAAGACAAGGTAAATTTAACATAAACACTGCATATACAGGATTTACAAGACTGGAAGAACCTGTTAAAAGAGAGTTTTTGAAAACATTACCAAATAAAGCAACAGCCAAGAATTTTGAACAAATGATGAAATTTATTGGCGAAAATAAAAGGATGATGGACAAATTAGCCAATACATCAAATACAGCTCATACAAATCAGGTAATAGAGTTATTCAAAAAATATGGTATTGCTGTTGGGGCTGCTGCTACTGGTTATGAATTCATGCCTTTAACAGCATTACTTGCGGCTTATGGAGGATTGAATGTAGGGGCTAATCTATGGACAAATCAGAATTTCCTTAAGAGGATGAATGATACGATAACGGCAAGCAATCTTAAGTCCCAATCAAATAAGCTTGATTTATTGTTCAAATCTATCAACCAAGCTGGTCGTCATTCTGAGCTTTCTAAAGATAAAACTCGTTAATCATTAAAGGATACTTTGAAACTTATTTTTTAAACTGTAACCGTAACCATTTCCTCCTTTTCCAAAATCGTTTCCTAAACCGGAACCATCTCCTGAACCACAACCATAACCATCCCCGAATTTTAATCCCATGAAAGGATAGCCGTTTTCGTAACTATCTCCATAACCATATCCATCAGCGTACCCCTCTGAGGATCCGGTACCATCTCCAAATCTATTTATTGATACAGAACCATCTATATCCCCATAACCATATCCGGGACCGATCATCTCACCGAAATATAGAATTCCCATGGTTTTATTTCCTAACCTTGTCCAAATCCATTTGCATATCCAAAACCTGTTCCTATATCGTTACCACTGCCAATTCCAATTTCATCGTATGTGCTTCCGTAAATATGACCGATCCCATACAAATTTCCACATTTTCCATATCCACGTCCATCACCATAGCCCCATTCAAATTCATCTCCATAACCGTATTCATCACCAAAAGGTATAACTGCATTGTCCATGATTTTATTTATTCCTGTTCTTTTTTCAGTTTGATAAATAATTCTTTAGCAGATTTCGCCCATATTCTCCTGAAAGTGTTTGGTGTACCATTATAAGGAATATTGTGTTCATCCTGATCTGATATGTATACCTCCCTTACGATTTGATAAGTACTCTCAACTGTCCTTTTGTATTCAGCGAAAGGATTCCCATTTAATCTTATTTCTTTATTTATTACGTCGGTGTAAATAACAAGAAAATCACCATTTATTTGATCGAAGTAGGATATTGCATCGTCCCAATGGGGACAACGATCTATCCTAAAAAATCTCCATTCTGGACATTTTTCATCTTTGTTAATTAAAATTTCATCTATAATTTCGTTTTTATCGAATTCTTTATCCAATAATAACTTTTTCTTGGTCATTTCTCCAAATAAGCTCATGTAATTAATCTTTCTTTGGAAGGAAGAGCTCCTTCACTAATAAAATCAAAATTCATATCGGCCAATAGAAAAACATCTTGTAATTCTTTGGTTAACGTCTGATCTTCTGTATATTCCTGTTTAATGTTTCCTACCTTGAAATTAAATTCATAGGCCATTTTCAAGCATTCTAGTCTATATTTTATCTCTTCTTCATGATTTATCATTTATTTGTCCTCCCTCACCATATCCATCTTTATTTCCGGAAGTAGATGCGAGTCCGCCACCATCTCCTTTGCCGTTCCCAAAACCACCGTTCCCACGTCCCAAAAAGGTTCCTGATTTTAAAAATTCTCCGTAACCACACGCAGAGTTAATACCGAAACCTTCTCCATTACCATATCCATCTTCATCACCTTTTCCAGATCCGAAACCTGTTCCTTCGAAATAGTCCATTGTCATTTATCATTTTCCACTATCTCATATCGTACAACTACAGGTTCAATTATCTCCCGAATTTCAATAACATTAAATTTAGTATCTCTATTAAGATAAGAAACTACGTCTCTGTGAGGCAAATTAACTTTAAACCAACGCTTGGATGATTTTAAGTGTTCTATCTGAGACATGGCCATCTCAATGGTTGGATATGTATTGATATTAATTGGCA